GAAGAAGCTAGATGAGAAACAAAATAAAACATACGACGGTAAATAAAAATGGGCGGAAAAGGTGGAGGCGGAGGAAGCGTAGGTTATGATTATTGGGGCGCAGATACTCCGGCAAAATATGTTTCGGGCAAGTCGAGCTCAGAATCGAATAGACCCCCAGGCTTGGGAAACCAAGATGGCTCGTCTATGGCGGCTCCGGCAGGTACATTAGATTCGGGTTTAGGGTACCATATGGACGATATTGGTCGAGCTGCTTTAGAAGGTATGAAAACCGGAACGAAAGTGGGTACCTTAACAGGCCGACCAGCAGTCGGCGCTGTAGCTGGTGGTTTATACGGAGCGGCTAAAGAAGCTCATACAATATCGGGTGAAATTGATACTAAGGGCTTTAAAGGAAAAAATATATCACCGCGAAAATCTAAGTCGTATGGTTCATTACTAGGTGATGACGATGATGACGGAGGCGGTGGAAGTTTAGGCGGGTCTTCGGGGTCTTCAGGGCCATCGGGCGGCATTGGAGCAGATGGAAATCGTGGCGGTGGCTACGGCGGTTTATAATAGGAGATAGTTATGGGCGGTAAAGGTAGTGGAGGTGGCGGAGCCCCCCAGTATGATAAAGCAGAAGGCGCGGCGTATTTGGAAAGAAATCCGGATGTATATGAGGCTCGCATGGACCCGTGGTATCACTATCAAACATACGGCAGAAGCGAAGGACGCGAGTGGGGAATACCACAACCTGAGTCTCCTTCTCCGTTTGAAATGTATAGTGAGCAAATGGCTAGTCAGAGTAAACAACTAGCTGAAGCTCAAGCTCAAGCAGCTGCTGAAGCTCAGGAGCAACAAGAAGCATTATTACGAGAGCGAGGCGAGTCAGATAGAGATCAGCTCTATTCCGGCTATATGGACGCGGCTAATTCCGCCACCGATAATGTTAACAGCGAAATAGCTGATGAGTCTTCAAATGCTAGATTGCTCGGTGTGGAATACGATATAACCGACGATCAAAAGCAACAACGGATAGGTGATTATTTTGCTACATTGTGGGGTGAAGGCCAGCAGTCTCAGCTAGAGGGCTTGATGGACAAGTGGGGTAAGCCTAAAGGATTTGAAGGATTCTCAGTTGCTCGAGGTGATGGTTCTAAATATGAAGGAAAGAAAAAAGGCGAAAAAAAGTCAGTATCTCAGTCTAAAGGGGTAAAGCCAAAAATTATTTTAGACGAAGAAGATGATGCTGATATGTTAGGTGGGTCTTCTATCTTAGGAGTATGATATGGGTGGAAAAGGAAACGATTCTCCACAACAAAATTATTATCCAGAGCAGCGACAAGATAAAGCCGAATTAGATGAGTCGTTAGCAATGGCTATGCAGATGATGTCGCACCAAAATAATATTTTTGCTCAACGGATGCAGAATACTCAAGCGAATATGCCACAGCTTCCAGAAATATCAAAAGCCGCGGATGTAGATTGGGCGGAGAAACAACAGCAGCTACAGAAGAAAATGCAGGCAGCTTTTAATTTAGATAAAGCTCGTAGAAAAGGCCGTATGGACACGATTTTATCGAGCCCCCTACTCGATGATGAAGATGCGAAAACTACTGATTCCTTACTTAAAGGCGAATCATGATTATTAAATATCAAGACGCGGTACAACAGCATAAAGAATTTTTGGAAGAGCGATCAGAATGGGAGGCTGAATGGCGAAATGTTTCTGATTTCTTGATTCCAGGCCGCGGCATTTTTCAAACATATGCAAAGCCGAGAAAGCGAAAGTTAACCAGCCCAAAAGTTATTAACACGATTGGCGAAGATGCCTTAAACGTATTAACTTCAGGTATACATGGCGGTCTTACGTCTCCCGCCAGACCATGGTTTGATTTGAGTTGGTCTGATCCTAACTTAAAAGAAATAGAACCATTAAAAAAGTGGCTCCAAGACTGTACTAAAAGACTGCATACGGCGTTTCAGTCATCTAACTTCTATTCTATAATAAATAGCTTCTATACTGAGTACGCCGGTTTTGGCACAGGAAGTATATTTATGGGTGAGCATAGCAACTTAGAAAAAACGCCATTTCGTTTTGAGTTGTTAACCGCCGGAGAATACTCGTTATCCTACGGCGTAGATGACCGAGTTGATACATATTATAGAACAATTTTGATGTCTCCGTATAAACTGTATCATCGATTCCCCAAAGGAGTTTCTAAAGAACTTAAAAAACGCGTTGAGAAAAACGACGCTGGAATACATAAAGTATCGGTAACGGTTTTAGAATGTGTGTACCCAAATGAGTATAACAGTAAACCGTATACTCAGGTATTTTATGAACTAACTGCTGAAAGCCAAGGCTATCAAAGTAACGCAAAAGAAAAATCACCCCTAGAAGTTAAAGGCTTTCATGAACATCCATATCCTACAGCACGTTGGGGAACGATCGGTTCAGATATTTATGGCATAGGCCCAGGTAGCCGAGCGCTCCCAGATATTCGAAGACTTCAAGAAATGGAACGCGCGGGGCTTATGGCCACGCATAAAGGTATTGATCCACCGCTTAATGTTCCAGCGAGAATGCGAGGCGCAGTTAATACGCTTCCGGGTGGTCGTAACTATTATTCAAACGTAAACGAAGTAATTTCACAACTGTATCAAGTAAATTTTGACCACGGTTCTGCCGCTCAAAGTATGGAGAGAGTCGAGCAGCGTATACAACGAAACTTTTTTAATGACATATTCTTAACTGCAGCTCGTGATCCAAATGCATCACCGTTACGCACTGGCCAAGTACATGCTCAAGAGCAGGAGAAGATGCTCAGACTTGGGCCAGTAATTGAAAGATTACATAATGAATTGCTTCAGTCTATCGTAGAACGGGGCTTTAATATTATGTTGCGAAATGAGATGTTTCAGCCGCTGAGTCCCGAATTGGCGGAGTTAGCAGGATCATATAACATCAGTTTAGTCTCACCACTTGCGGCGGCACAAAGGCAAATGGAGCTGAAAGGTATCACATCTTTCTTAGGCTTTATTGGTCAGACAGCTCAATTTGACCAACAAGTACTTGATAATGTTGATATTGATGAAGCCACTAGAGAATACGCAGATATAACTGGTGTGCCGATCGGAGTACTTCGGTCTACTAAGGATGTCGATCAAATTCGAAAAGCTCGAGCAGAAAGAGCAAAGGCCGAACAGCAACGCGAGATGGCTGCACAAGATGCGGTTACGCAATCTCAGTTAGATTCTGAACGGGCTTCAGCAGCTAAACAACAGGCTGAAGCCGGCAAGACATTTATGGAGACCCAAGAAACTGCTGAAAACATAGGGTATTAATATGTCACAAGAAGACAAAGAATATAAATTGATGTGTTCTGATCTACGTGAGTTGATGAAAGAAGACCGCATGAAACGCGTAATATGGCACATATTAAATCAAACTGGGCTCAATATTGATTGCTTTACCGGAGATAATCATACATTTTTTCTTGAGGGCCGTCGTTCAGTGGGCCTAGATATTGTAAAGTTTATGGAGGACGCAGACGCAACGCTTTACCCTCGTCTGCTTCTAGATTATCAAAAGTTAAGTAGGAGGGACGATAATGAGTCTTAGTACTGATGGAAACGAGCCGCAAGGGACTGAGCCGCAAGGGACTGAGCCGCAAGGGACTGAGCCGCAAGGGACTGAGCCACAAGGAGATCAACAGAGTAACCAACAGAATTCACAAAGTCAGCCGCAGGGTCAACAAAGTTCGGATGGGGACCAAGGTCAACCAGAAAGAACGGCACCAAAAGCTGCTGATTATAAATTGCCTGAAGGAGCACCTGATGTAAGAGAATGGGCCGCAGCCAACGATATGACACAAGAACAGTTGGACGCGTCTCTTTCGCAGTTTGGTAAGGTTATGCAGGAGACAACTGAAGCTCAGGCACAAAATCTACGGCAAATGGGCGAACAGCACTTACAGAAATGGGGCGACGAGGCAAAATATAACCTTAATCTGGCTAAACAAGCCCTTTCAGCTAATGATCCCGATGGATCACTGAAACAAGCTTTGAACGAGTCGGGTTATGGTAACCACCCAGCAGTTTTGGAATTTATGTTTAAAGTAGGAAAGAGTATGGAAGAAGGGGGCTTTATTAAATCAAATATTAAAGCGCCCCAAGGAAACAAATCTGCAGCTCAAGTGTTATTTGGTAACACTCATCCGAGCGCGTAATAAAGGAGAACGACCGTGGCCTATACACCTTATACCGGAAATGAACTTCCGAACATTGTTAACTTAACTAAACGACTAGACCCTGATGGAAGCCCAGCGAAAATCGCAGAACTCTTGACTGAGTTTAATCCGATTCTCGAAGACATCCCGCTAGTAGAAGGTAACCTACCTACGGGCCATCGTACAACTGTACGAACTGGTATTCCTTCTCCCACTTGGAGAAAACTCAACTACGGTGTTTATCCAACAAAAAGTACTACAGAGCAGGTTGATGATACTATTGGTATGCTGGAAGATTATGGCGAAGTTGATAAAGACCTCGCTGCTCTTAACGGTAATACTGCCGAGTTTCGCATGTCAGAAGACACGCCGCACCTTGAAGGCATGTCAAATACCATGGCTTCAACAATTTTTTACGGCGATACCGACACTGATCCTGAGAAATTTCTGGGTCTGGCTCCTCGGTACGGGGCATTGTATACCGGCGATACCCCAGAAGAAAAGCGTGAAGCTCAGGTAAATTCTGCATATCTGAAAAATATTATTAGTGCGGGCGGTACCACAAGTGATAAACAGACTTCGCTCTTTTACATTTGTTGGGGCGATAGCACTGTTCACGGTATTTATCCCAAGGGCTCTGAAGTCGGACTTAGCTCACGCGATTTGGGCGAAGTAACTCTGTATGATAATGATGGCGGCCGTTTCCAAGGCTACCGTTCGCACTATCAGTGGAAAATGGGTATGGTAGTTCGAGACTGGCGTTATATCGTTCGTGTCTGTAACATTGAGTTGTCCGACATGACTGATGATACCGCTATGAAGGCCCTCTACCAGGCCATGATTAAAGCTAAATACGCTGTACCTCAGACAGGCAAAGGCAAAGGTATTTTCTATGCGTCTCCTGGTGTTCAAGCTATGCTTGACATTGCAGCGGTAGAAAAATCCAATGCCGCTCTTGGGTATACCAACGTATTTGGAAAAGAGATGCTGTCTTTCCGAGGCACTCCGATAAAAGGCTGTTCCGCAATTTTGGAAACTGAAGCCGTAATAAGCTAAGGAGAATTTAAATGATAATGGATAATGAAGTAATCTTGGCAGACGACCTTGCTCATGGTGGCACTGCTGAAGTAGTTAATCTGGAAACCACATATCCAGGCCCAGGTAACCCAATCAAAGTGTGGGTGCAGGGTTCTTCTACATTGGCTGGGGCGACAGGTTTTACTATTTCTGATGGTACCACTTCTTCGCCTTCTGACACACTGATTTCACATACGTGTACGTTGGCCGGAAAGACTGTTGAAGTTGAGTTGCCTTCAGATGTAGCACAGTATATTACCATCGCACTTAATGGTACTACTTCTGACGGTACGTACTCTGCGGCTATTTCTATGCCGGGTGTTCAGACTAACAAGTAATCTTTTATAAGTGGGGTTCTATGGAGCCCCACTTTAGGAGTGTATGATGAAATGTGTATGTAGAACTCAATGTCAAACTTGGCTAGACGGTGGGAAGATTAAATTTTTCAATGTTGGTGATGTTGGAGAATTTGAGAAATGCCCTACCCATTTTGAATCGCTCGAAAAAGTCGAAGAAGTAAGTTTTCAGACAGCTTCTAAAGACGAGCTTCTCGAAGCAAAATGGAAGCGCGCAGACGCGGTAGACTTTATTAAAGAAAAAGGCGGAGAGCCAAAGGTCACGAGTAAAACAACTAAAACTCAGATTGTTGACCAGATACTTGATGCCAGGTTTCGTGAGGTGGATTAATGTCCAAGATAGCTATTTGCAATATCGCGTTAGCTGCTTTAGGCGAAGATTCTATTAGGTCTTTCGACGAGCAGAATAAACGAGCTCGCATGGCTGAAGTGTTCTTTACGCCGGTCCAGAAGTACTTGCTTAGCCAGTACGATTGGTCGTTTGCACGAAAATTCGTGTCTTTGCAAAAGCTATCTGGCGTTGAAGTTCCAGACGGGTATTATCTTTATCAGCTTCCGTCAGATTGCGAACGCGTGCGAGATTTATGGCCGAAAGGCAGTAAACAGTGGTGGGATGTACACGGTGATACTCTTATGTGTAAGCAGTCTGATGAAGCATATATTTATTACACATCCACAAATATTGACCCGACGAAATTTCCTGCTCCGTTTGCTATGCTGACAGCAACATTGTTAGCGGTTAAAATGTCGCCAGCAATAACTCAGGACTACAAAGTAACAAATTCGCTGTTTTCTCAATATAAAAACGAAGTAAAAGAATGCTGGGCCGGAGACGCGAATACGAGTAACGATCATATCTCAGCAGACAACAGTCCACAGGGCGATAGCTTTGTCAATCCAGAAGGTTCTTTTCTACCGGTAGACGAATATAATGGGCGCTTATAGACTTAAACATTCATTTACTGCGGGCGAAATTTCTCCGAAGCTTAATGCTCGGTACGATTTTAAACGCCTTAAAAATGGCTGTAAAAAACTGTATAACATGATTTGCGAGACCCAAGGCAGTGCTACACGGCGCCCTGGAACTCAGTTTATACATGACCTTAATAGTCTAGGTTTAGATACCACAAATCCATTGGTACGAGAAATACCATTTGTGTTTAATGAAAATCAAGCGTATTCGATGATTTTCTTTATGCATACTGATGGTACGCCCCGAATAGTTTTTGGAACCGGAAGTGGCTTAGTAGTTTTTGACGATCCGCCAATTACCGAATGCCCAACAGGGACGGCGCAATCATATACGGCAGGTGAGGTAGTTACTTTAACGCTATTGGCCGATTGGGATATAGAAAATTTTGATTGGGCTCAGTCAGCAGATGAAATGTATATAGCTCAGTCTGGCCTGCGTCCATACACAATTCGCCGGCACTCGCATACCTGTTGGGAGCTAGTAACAACGTCTTTTACAGATGAACCAAGTGATTGGTCAGACACTAATGGTTGGCCAGAAAGGGTAACATTCCACCAACAACGTTTAGTGTTTGGAGCGAATACCCTTAAGCGCCAAACAATATGGTTAACTCAAGCTGGCGATTTTGATAGTTTTACTGTAAATAGCCCAATTGAAGACTCTGATGGAATCACGTTTACATTGGATTCAGGCACCCAGAATAAAATTCAGTGGGTTACTTCAAATAAAAGCTTACATGTTGGAACATTTGCGAATGAATGGACGGTGTCTGGTAATACCCAAGCAGCATTAACGCCGTCGAACGTATTATCACAGCGACAAACAAATAACGGTTCGGAATCGGTTAAGCCTACTATGATTGGGCTTACGACATTATTTTTAGAATATCACGGTAGAGTCATAAACGAGTTTGTTTACGACTATACATATGATTCATTTAAAACATCAGACTTAACAGTATTAGCGCCGCACCTAGTTACAAACTATTCTATAACTGATTGGTCATATCAACAGACACCGCATTCTATTCTATGGTCAATTAGAGAAGACGGAAATTTACTTGGTTTAACATATCAACGACAGCATGAAGTTGTAGGTTGGCATGAGCATGAAACACAAGGGGCATTTAAAGCCATAGCCTCAATCCCAGGTAATTCACGAGAAGACGAAGTTTGGTTTGTGGTTAAACGTGTTATAGACGGCTCAGACAAATACTACGTAGAAAAGCTTGGTAGCTGGGACGAAGTTACTGAAGCGGAATGGGGCCGATTTCTAGATAGCCATTTAGTATACGAAGGAACTGCCACGGATACGATTACTGGCTTATATCATCTAGAAGGCGAAGAAGTTTATGTATTAGCAGATGGTACGGTGCACCCGCCAGTAACAGTATCCAGTAATTCAATAACACTTAATAATGAATATACACACGTAGTTGTGGGTCTGTATATGGAGTCTGAAGTGCGACCTCACTTATCAGACCTACCTACACGTGATGGAACGGCGGTTAGCCGAACCCAGCGTATAACACAGGTTACGGTAGATTTATATAAATCACTGGGGATGACTCTAGGCAGAGTTGATTCTGAAGACGGCGAACACGCTGAAGAGGTTCCATTTAGAACTCCGCTTAATCTAACCGGCCAACAGGTACCACTATTTACTGGGCTTAAAAAACTCGCATTTCCTACGGGCTTTGACCAAGAGCCAGTTTATTTTATACGACAAACTCAGCCACTGCCTTTGACAGTACGAGGCGTGGTAGATTCAATAGAGGTGAATGAATAATGTCTTGGTATCAATACATACCCGCTGCGTTAAGCGCGATAAGTGCCATTTCGGAGTCTAATCAAGTTAGTGGCGGTACGGCTAATCAAGGCTCATACCAAAAATACGAGGCTCAGCGCCAGTACGAAGTTTCTACTTCTAATATTCGGGCTCAGCAAGCAATAGCTAAAGCCAATGCTGCTAGTGTAGCAAGCGGTTCAAAGTTTAAAGCCGAGATGGTAGAAGACGAAGCTCTGTTTAACGCGAATATGATCAAGGCTACCACCGCGTATAATGACGAGCTTTTGGACTATGAAGAAGAGCTGCTTTGGGAACAAGCAGATTTAGATTTAGATTTATTGGCACGTCGTAGAGCCGTTGAGCGAGGAACTATAAAAGCTCAGCAATCAGCGTCGGGTACCGTTATGGGCGAGGGCAGTAATGCTGAAGTTATTATAGATCAGAAAACCCAAGAAGCTTTGGATGCTTTCGTGGTACGAAGAAGCGCTGATACAGCTGCACGAAAAATCCAGAATCAAC